AGAATTTATCGCCAAGTTCTTTTAAATACTCATCAACCGTTTTATCTGTATAATGACAAATGCCGTCAAGAGTATCAACCGTAGTCTGCAAATTACATTTACCTTGCTCATAGATTGCGTACATTTTACACCTCCTCGTTTTTTAATTTTTTAGCAACGGTAATCATTGCGAGGCCAAGAGATCCGTGTTTTTCAAATTCTACCATCAGGTCGCATCCGGCATCAACTCCGAATTTATCAATAAATGCATTAACCGAAGGCAACTGCCAACCTTTTATGTAATAACATTCCACAGTTACACCTCCCCTTTTAAGTGTTATTACTTAAAAACATAACATGTTAACCCATACAATCTTGTTTTAACTCCGCCTTTACTGTGCGAATATCCTATTTTGATCGGGCCATCTTTTCCAGCTTGTATATAATAAATCATTTCTTTTCTTTGTCCCAGTCGTAGCGTTTACATGAAGGGCAGGCTTTTGGTTTGTCTGTCCGTGATAACCATTCGTGACCACATTTTTTACATTTACATTTCATAATTTACCTCCTTTTATTAGTGTTTAACTTAATTATAATCATAATAATAAAGAAAGTCAACAAAAAAGAATAGTAGTTTATACCCACTACTTTACCCACTATTAATTAATCACTTTTGCCTTGACACACTTACATCTATAATGATACAGGCAATCATGGCAATTCAAACAAGAACAATAAACGGTAAGACTCAATACAGATGGGGAAAGTCGGGCACATGGTACCCAACCGAAGGCCAGGCACACAAACAAGGCATAACAATCCAAAAAAACAACGCAAGCAAGTTGTACATTCAAAAAAAGAAAGTCGGTAATAAGGCTGTTAAAACTCAAATGAGGAAAAGAAAAATGCTACAACAGGCCGGGGAATGAAAAAATGTATAATTGCCTCAATACTAATTAGCATTAATATTATTATACTCTTGGTCATGACATCAATTTACATAACATACACACAATCCGAAGGGTATAGGCAGCATCAATTAAAGGTGAGCCAACACAGCGCACCTCAGGAGGCAGGGAAATAATGGTGATCATTAAAAAGCTACTTTCCAATGATTGGCTCATAACATCTGTATTATACACAATAGCCATTACAGTAATTATAATAAGGATTTTAAAATAATGGCAGCAGGACAGCCAACCAAATTTAATAAAGAAGTCGAAAGACAGGCTTTACTATTAGCAGCTAAAGGCTTTACCGACAAGGAAATGGCGGAAGTTCTTAACATTACAGAGCAAACATTCAACAACTGGAAGAAAGCGCATCCTAAATTCTTTGAGTCCTTAAAAAGAGCAAAGGTTATTAGAGATAGCCGAGTTGAGCGCTCGCTGTATGAAAGGGCCTGTGGTTATGAGCACCCAGAGGATAAGATATTCTGCAACAACGGTAAAATAGTGACACAAGAGACAACCAAACATTACCCTCCTGACCCTACATCAATGATATTCTGGTTAAAGAACACACAGCCAAAGAAATGGAGGGACAGGCAAGAACTTGATGTTAATGTAGGGTTGAAAGGGGTTACAGATAAAGAGATAGACAAGGAGATAAGGGCGCTTGAAGCTGACGAGAAAGCAAAAGGAGCGCAAACTCCTCTTACTAAGGGAAAAGTCAAGGCGTAGCGTAGCCAGGTCGTTCCCTTTTTTTATTGGTAATTACTGCCATATAATAGACAAGAACACAAAAGAAGCTATTAAATTTCAGTTATGGCCGTCACAAGAGAAGATACTGCCGGACATACTAACGGCAATGCTTCTGATAATACTCAAGGCCAGGCAGTTGGGATTAACCTGGATATGTGCAGCCTATGTTCTTTGGTATGCAGGCACAAAGAAAAACAGGCTTGTTGTAGTCATCTCAGCCAAGGGTGATTGGGCTATTGAGTTCCTTGACCGGGTGTATTTTATGCTCAGGCGCCTACCACCGTGGCTATTTACGTCAAAAGTGGTTAAAGAGACAACCGAAATCTTAACATTTAAGCACTCAGACGGCTCAGAATCAACGATCAAGAGTCTACCCACCACTGAAGCAGGGGCGCAAAGTAAGACACCTGATATATTAATACTTGACGAAACGTGCTGGAATCCATACATAAAAGAGATATACATGGCAAGCAAGCCTGGTATAGACGCAGCAGGAGGGCGGATCATCCTAATTAGTAATAGTATAAAATATGCACCTGGTTGGGGTTGGACTCGTGATATGTATATGGGCGCAATGACCGGCTTTAACTCATTCAAGCGTATATTCATGCCATGGCAGGCAAGACCGGATAGGCCAGAGGACTTCAAGGCAACACAGTTAATAGAAGGCATGGACGAAGAGGACTTTAGCGCACAGTATCCAGAGACAGAAGAAGAAGCTATTAGCACCCTGACCGGCTCATACTTTGGCAAGACATTAGCCAGGCATGGCAGTATAAGTAAGGGCATTCAAGGCAAATTCTATACAGACAGGCGCAAGGAGCTTGCCTTTATAGTGTCAGATAGTGGTATAGTCGAGCTGTGGCGGTATCCTTACCAATTACTCAAGGACTATGACCAGTTACCATACACTATAAGGTATGCAATAGGTAGCGACGTTTCAGAGGGGTTGGGCAAGTCTTACAGCGTAGCGTATGTAATAGACAGACTATACGATCAAATAATATGCCGTATGCGTTCAAACCGTGTAGACGCTTACACCTGGGCGGACATGCTATATGAACTATCAATATATTATGATAATGCTTTAATATGTGTAGAGCGCACCGGAGCGGGTCAAACGACTGTCAAGAGGTTACAGGAGCTTGACGCTAATCAGTATGTTGAGTTAATAAGCGGTAAGATCGGGTCCCCGGTAACTAAACAGCTTGGGTGGGGTGAAACTCAGCAAAAGAAGCACGAACTGTCAGGCGAGTTAAAGCAATGGTTCAGGGCAACCACAGGCGGTTTTCACTGTCCATATCTGTTAGACGAGGCTTCAACGTGGATACAGCACGAAAACAACCGTATAGGGCCGGAAGATGGGAAGTATGGTGACTGTGTGATAGCCGCAGGTTTAACTATACAGGCAAGTTTATTCTTAGGCGGTATTCCTAAGAGGGCAGAGCCACCCAAGCCGGAATGGCTACAGAGGTTGGGGGAAGAACAGGCGGAGACTACCGGGTGGGTGAAATAGTTGCATATTATGCAACCTCTATAACCACTATGAATAATTGATAATAAAAAACTGGAGGCAACTTGTTGTACGGGCGTAAGCCTTTAGTGAAAATATAAAGTTTAACCATACGCAACAAAGGAGTATATAACATGCAATCAGCCGAGAACTCAGGACAGCAAAGCGGCACAACTGTGATCTTTGCAGGGCCGTGTCAAATAACAAGGGTAAAGATAAACGCACCGTCTAATGATGGCAAGGTTATTGTATATGACAATGCGTCGGCTGCGTCAGGCACGATAATTGATGAAACTGAGGTGGCAACCGCTAACAAGTATGGCGGGTCTAACTGGCCTGGCAGCGCACCTGACCGATGTCATAACGGCATAACGGCGATAGGAACAGGGGTGGGTATCACATATAACATAAGTTATATACCAAAGGCTGGATAATGAACCTTCAGAACTTAGCAGACGGTTTAAAAGAGCTTAGGTTACGTGTCGAGAATGTAAACGGCTTGCCGGTGCTTTCATTACACGGTGATACGTATAAAGGAGTGGCGGATCTTCAGACTCTTATGTATGACAACTGGATGTTCGGTTATAAGATTGAAAACGGTATAATGATGAAGCGCAAGGTATTCATTAAGGTTGAAGGGTACAGATTTGACGAGATACCGGACGATCAGAAAGATCCTATTGTAACTTTGTGCTATGATGTATTCTTTGATTCTGGTGAGGGTGTGCCTGAGATTGAGCCTATATCCGAGAGCGCAATATTAATATGGCAGTTATTTCAACCGATGTATTTATATGAGCGTAGTCCTGGCGTTGTAGTACCTGGGAGGGCGAAATGAGCGACATAGACCTGTCAAAAATAATAGCAGACAAGAAAGCGCCTAAAGCTGTGAGAGAAGTTTACGAGATATTAAAGGCATTTAAAGAGCCTGCATCCCGTTCAAAGTGGAAAGAGCAGCGTGAAAAGCATAGTGACGCTGTTCATAAGAACAAAATGTGGGATGATAAAGAGGAAAAGTCTCTCACAAAAGAGGGTATGTTACCTCTTGTTATCAATAAATGCAATAAAGGTGTTCAGGGATCGTGCGCGATAGTCACGGCTAATAAGCCAGAGGTGAAGTGTTTTCCTGTAGGCAGCGGTGATTTATACGAAGCTGAGTTATTAAAGAGGGCGCATGATCTTGTAGCTGCAAAGAATGATGGTCAGGGCGTTGTATACGACTGGATAGAAGAAAGCAAGGTTGGCGGAATAGGGTTTATAGATGTAAAGTATAATGATATAAGGGGTATGTTCGGGCGCATAGAATACAACGAGATTGATCCTTTAGAAGTATACTGGTCAAAGAACACAAGATCGATTGATTTATCAGACACCGACATTTTAAAGGCTAAACTGCAAACAAAGTCATACATTAAAGGCAGGTATGATGTAAAGGATGAGGATTTAACATATGAGCAGGGAGAGCAGACAGAGGAAGGTAAATCAAGCGGTGTAACAGGGGCGGACAATTACACTATACCTGGAAAAGACACAAAGGAACATGGTATAGTGGAAGAAAAGAACGTATGGGAGATTGAAGCGTGGTTGAATAAGATGGTTAAAAGGGCGATTGTAACCATTCAGGCCGAGGGTTCCGAGCCTAAAGTTATTAAAGTCAAAGTTGAGGGAATGAAGCCGGAAGAAATAGCCGGGCATTTTCAAGAGAAATACCAAGGCGCTCAGGTTGGCGTAAAGATAAGAAAGATTGAAGTCAGGATACAAAGGATTATAGTCGGCAGGAAGCAAATAGGCGAAGATATAGAAAATCCTTACGGTGAAGATGCAGACGGTTTACCTGTAGTTCCTATAATTGCTTTACCGCATGGTAAGTTAATTGACGGTTATTCTTCATGTCCTACCTTATACGCATTGCCTATTAACCGCGAAAAGAATAAAAGACGGGCGCAATTTATATACGCAGCAAGTCAAAATTCAAATGCTCCTATAGTTCAGCCTAAAAGCATGGTTGATTGGACTGGCAACCCAGGAACACCGGGCACAGTTGCAGACGTTGACAAGAACGCTGCATTTCAGCCACACAGAATGACAGCAGGCACGTTTGATATTGGCAAGTTTGCAGAGCTTGAAGCATTAGCGGACAAGGATATAGACGATCAATATGACCTGCACGATGTAATGCGGGGTAAGATACCTCCTGGACAGCAGAAAGCATCAGGCAGGATGGTGCTCGCTTTGCAGGATATGGGCGGTATGATGAGCAATCCCTACTTGAGAAGGGTGGAAGCCGGGATAACGAGGCTTGCAAAGGTTATAACTGTTCTAACCATGAAACATTGGAACAGACAGGCATGGGAGAGGCTGGTTGAGCCGGAGGAAATGCAGACATGGACACCTGACGGTAAGATGACGATAGAAGATGTAAAGGCTGAGGGTGGTAATGAGGAAGAATTTAACGACTTGAAACGCCAGATTGCGGAGAAATGGCAGGCAGCATTAGAGCGAATCAGACCATCAGACCCTTCAAAAGCTCCTGGTTATGAATTGATTGACTTAGACATACGGATAACGGCTGGAAGTTCAATGCCTACAAACAGGATAGCAAGGCAAGAGGTAGGTATGGAAATGGGCAAACTGATAGGTCAGGTTGATCCTGTGGGCGGCATAGAGTATGCGCTTGAATATTCAGACGATCCTAAAAAGGATAAAATCATAAACAAACTAAAGACGGCAGGACAGGGGCAACCGTTGAAGTGAGGAAACTATGGCAAAGAAAAAGAGCTTGAAGGCAAAGAAGGCCGAAACCAAAACCATCAAAGCTGAAATGGAGTTCAGGCGAATATTAACATCAGGCGGTATTGGGTTCAATATTAAAAACAATAAAATAACATACGGTAAGTATGTTGTTTTCACAAGGTTTTTGCCTAAAGGTTTTAATTTAACTGAACACAAGATAACCGGGAGTGTAACATACAAGATTAATGTAGAAAAAATAGCTACTTGACAGCTATAAGTCATGGGAAGGTTAATCATGGGAGATGAAGAATTAGAAGAGGAAGTGGGAGCTTCCGAAGAAGAAGGGCTGGAAACCGGGGAAGAATCTGAGGAAACGGGAGAATCCGAAGGTGTAGTTCCTAAAACCAAGGTCAAAAATGAGGATGATGCGCCCGTACCGTTAAAGAGATTTAACAAGGTGTACGGGGAAATGAAAACAACAACTGAAAAATTCGATCTTTTTAAACGCTTAGGGCAGGATAAATATTACGATGTTTACCCGGACGAGAAGCCAGAGGAATTAGAGGAAACACTTGACGTACCTCTTTCCGTTTCCGAAGCGGCTGACATGATAGTTAGAGGCGGGGCTTATGATGGGCAGACATTAGGTGAAGTTGCTCAGACAGACCCGCTATCCGCAATGGGTATGTTTGATGAATACCGGGCGGAACGAAGAGATACTATAGAAGCTGATAAGAAGCTGAAAACAGAATCAGAAACGGAAGAATCAGACTTTAAGAATGAACATGCAAAAGCGGCGTTTGATAAGGAATACAACGGCTTGTCTTCTTTGGAGGCTTCCAAGGTAGATGAAATCGTGGACGCAACTTTAGGCTGGATGGAAAAAACAGGTAGGGGGGGGGCTAATTTATTTGACGCTCATTTCCTTATGAACCGTGACAAGGACATAGCAACTGCAAAAGGAAGCGCAGCGGCTTCAGCGGTGGATTCTATCAGCAGAGGTGTAGTTCAGTCTATTTCTAACGGGAAGGGTTCGCAACAGACAGGATATGAGTCTTTTTTGAGTTTATCGAGAGATAAGCTAACTGATGAGCTTAATAAAATGTCTGAGGATGAGAGCGTGAAGTTTTATAAGGACGCTCCCGATAGTGTAAGAAACAAGTTTCCAGAATTACCCTGGTAAAAAGCGTTTGCCAAGATCGATCAAAAGGAGAAATATATCATGGCTGATTGGACATTCGCAACAGGAGACAATTTAACACGGAAGGCTTGGGCCGATAAATGGTGGATTGAAGCAAAAACCGAATCCTTTTTTTATGGTAACGGTTTTGTCGGCGCTGGTGAAGATAACTTCATCGTTGAGCTTAAAGATTTAGAAGCAGCTCAGGGCGATAACATCACTTACGGTCAGGTAAGAGAATTATCCGGTGGAGGTGTAGCAGCAGACGGCGCAATGGAGACAAATGAGGAATCGCCTGACATTTACGATGATGACGTAACAATAACTCAGATTCGTAATGCTGTAAGAACTGCCGGTAAGCAAACAGAACAACTCGCATCAGAGGCAAACGGTTTAAGAAAGTGGGCTAAAACCCTTTTAAAAAGGTGGATGGCTTCAACTATCGACCAGGATTTCTTTACCGACCTTGCCACGGGAGCAACAAAGTATCTTTACGGTGGCGATGCAACCACCACGGGTACTATTGCGGCTGGCGATTACATGACGTTGCAGCTTATCTCAAAGGCTGTGGCATACGCTGCTAAAGCAACCCCTGAAATTAAAGGGAAGAGCATTAACGGCAAAGAAACTTTTGTGTGTGTAATGGCTCCCGACAATGCTTTTGACCTGAGCGAAAGAGACGCTGCATGGGCGCAGGCTCAGAGGGAAGCAATACAGAGGGGCAAGGACAATCCTATCTTTCACAGAGCGTTAGGTGTTCACAAAGATACGGCTCTACATTCCCACAAGAAAGTTGCACTTGCTACTACATGGGGTGGTGGATCTGAGAACGGCTCAGAATCGCTTTTCCTGGGTACGCAGGCCGGTGTGATTGCTTACTCGAAAAGAAAGATTTGGAACGAAAAGACTTTCGATTATGGCAATAAGGTTGGTTTTTGTATAGGCGCTCTCTACGGTACTTCAAAGTCTGTATTTAACAGCGCAGATAATGCCGTAGTTGTTCTTAGAACTTACAGAACCAGTAATTAAAACATCTTGGGCGGATAGTTGGGTATTAGCTTTATCCGGCGAACTATAGGAACTCTCCCGCTTCTATATTCCGCCCCTGTTCTAAAGCGGGGAAAGGGAGTTTGTAATGGGAAATTTAGTAGATCCAATAGCGGAAAAAGAAGAACCGGAAAACGTAATTAAGAACTTTAATGATTTAACTTTTAACGATCTACAGGCTATTCCGGCAAGGGCTGCTAAAATGGCACACCCTTTTGACGGGTATCCTTACGAGAAAATAAAGATCGGGGTTGATGAAAAGGGCAAAGACATAATGTATGTGTCTACGTTCATTGTGCTTTTATTTCCGTCTTTTATACCGCCACAGGACATAAGTGGGGAAAACGTAACAATCTTGAAAGAAATAAAGAACAAAAAGGGAGACATTATCGGGAAAGAGGAGAGAATTGTTACGCTCAAAACAAGCCATAACAGGGTTATAGTTGACCATGACGCAGGCAGGATAAATACAAGCGTTGTGTTTGACAGGGAGTTTGAGCTTGCAGAGGGGAAAAAGATATTAGGTGCGCTTGTACCAAGTCATAGTGTGAGGGCGCAGTTGCTATACAGGTACGATGCTGTAAAGCAAAGAACCTTTGTCGATGAGCGTTATGTCCTGATAGACATAAAACAACAGAACAGGTTGAAGAAGGTGTTTGATATTGTAATGTTCGATAAACTGCGGGGTGAAAAACTTGCACAACGGCATTACGCTGAAACAGAAGGAGTATAAACATGACACATCCAGACATAAGGCCGGTGGGCTACAGGCAAAAAGACATAGTTGATTTGCTATACCAGATTGTCAGTTCTATCAAGGGTATTTGTGCAAAGTTAGACGCTGACGGTAGTGTAACGGATGAAACCTATGAGGCCAATGCTTACACGGCGATAATTAAAACTGTGATTGAGGATTCTAAAAGCAACACCACAGGAACAGCGAGGGACAAGTTTATATCTCCTTACGGTATTGATGACCAGTCCCTCTTGAAATTACTGTACCAGTTGTTCGATTCGTTTGAAACATTAACTGAGCAGCTTGATGCTGACGGTGGCGTATCCGATACCGATCATGAGGAACTATGCTATGAAGCTAAGTTCCTTGGAATTATCGAAGACGGCAATAATAGTATCGGCAACGGCACAACCTTTTACTTTAAGGCCGGTGGTGTTCAAGTACCGCAACTTATTGATTTACTTTACAATATGGTTGACGCTATTGAAACATTGACCGAGCAGTTAGACGCTGGTGGCGGTGTTTCAGACACGAATTATGAAGCATTATGGTACACAGCTAACATAACAACTACAATCGAAGATTCTCAGGGTAGCGTACTTGGGAATTAAAGGAGAAACAAAATGAAACGATTATTTAAACTTTTAATGGTTATTGCGGTGACGTTTATTCTTGCCGTTCCAGCACAAGCTGAGTGGCGGGATATGTGGGCGGCTGTTTATAAGCTGACCAATTCCGGCGGCGGAGACAGGCTGACTCTAATTTCCAGTGGTATCACATTCAAGGTATTACAGGCTGATAGTGATACAGCCGAAACTTTATATGTGATGCGGGATAAGAATAAACTTACTTCTCTGACCAATCCTGTAACTACCACCAACTTTAATTCTGCAACTGTTTGTAATGATGTGGTATCTTTCAGGGTAGACCCCGGACATTCCGGTGATGAGTATGTTGATCTGATTGTCGTTAACACTGCCGGAGGTTATACAGCGTTTGTAGAGAACTTTGACCGATATAATCATCGAATTGTAATAGACCAAAGACCGAACATACAACATCATGGCTGTATATGGTATTCGGAGACGACCACAGACGAAATTGATACAGGTATTGATTTTGGTTATGATACAAACATATCGGCTGTATGGAATGAAGTTGTTAATACCGTAGCGGCGGGGACTGTCGATGTTGGGCTTTTAAGTTCGGGAACAAACGGCGATGCTGATGGACTGCTTGATGGGGTTTTACTCACTACCGCCGGTCATATTCTTACAACTTTGACCTATTCTGGTGCTTTAATGGATGACGCTTCCAACTTTGATCCTAATGGACATACAGTTCTAAGCGCAGACGAACAGTCGTTAACATACACGACCAACTCCGATTCTGATACAGACGAAGCTGGTTACATTCATTACTTGTTTACCAGGATAAGATGATACGAGTTGCATATTTACTGTTGCCTTTTGCGTATATATCTTTCGGGACTATTTACCGGGGGCAACAGCTTTTTCTTTTAATGTGCGCTTTTATATTGACGGTGTGCAGGGTTAGAAACATAGCGGTTAAATGGTTTATGTTTTATGTGGTCGCATGGGTACTATGGATAATGGTTTCTAATATGGTTGCCGGAAAACCAAATATTGAATCTGTAAATGCTTTTTCAATAATAGTTTATTTTTGGATAGCTGCTGCGGTTTTTCTGGCAGTATCGGAATCAACAGTACCTATTACTAAACTAATCAACGTCTTATGTATTGCTGCTATTATGCAGGCAGTTATGGCGGTTTCTCAAAGGCTTGGGTTCGACCCTTTCTTTTGGGCTACGTCGAAGGTGTTTGATATGCAAAGAGGGCTGTCTGACACAGCTTTAACAGGCACACTTGGCAACCCTAATTACCTTGCAGGGTTTTTAGCCATATCGTTACCGTTCTTTTTGCGTAAGTACTGGATATATTGTTTACCGTTATTTTGTGTTGTTTTTTACCTGGCTCAAACAAGCACTGCGGTTATTGCTGCTGCTGTAGCGGTGGTAGTTTTTTATCGTAATAAATGGGTCACATTATCAGCAATCGCAGTAGCTGTTGTTTATATCCTGACAGATAATCATTACAACCCGGTTTATCAAGATATTCGGTGGGTATGGTGGGGCGATATTACAGCACACACAATAAACACATGGCAAACGGCTATATTCGGTTTCGGGCCTGGTGCGAGTGGGGGTAGGAGTTATCCTTTGCACAACGAATGGGTAACAATGTTTCATCAGTTCGGGGCTGTCGGTTTAATTTTTGCTATATTGTACATTATCACCATACCATTACCGGATAAGTTTAGCAGCATTGAATATAGAATGCTATTCTCTGCTTTAACAGCCGCCGCTGTTGGTTGTATTGGTAATCATTCTTTGCACTTAGCTCCATCAGCGTTTTTAATTTTAATTGTTATGGGACTTATAGAGAGGAAAAAGAATGGCGGACTTTCTGACTTTAGCGAATCTTGTTGATGAATGTGAAAGAGCTTTAAAGCAATACGGCGGAGCGAAAGACGCTCTCGTTAAGAACATGATTAACATGGTGTACTTAAACGAGTTGCTTGTCTGTGATGATTTATATCCTTTCTACTGGCTGAAGGATTTTGATGATACTTTAGCTTCAAAAGCTCCATTGGTAATAACAGGCATAACGGGGGCAGATCCAGGAGTTATAACGACAGATGCAGTCCACAATCGGGAAATCGGGGACATAGAGTCTATTTACGATATCGTCGGCATGACTGAGCTAAACAATAGAATGTTTAAAGTCAATTCAGTTCCTTCCACAACAACCCTTTCTTTAATTGACATTGACAGCATAGACGCAATCGACACGTCAGGATACACAGCGTACACGAGTGGCGGTGTAATTAATCACAGGGGCATATCTTTAGCGACAAGCGGCAAGGATGTTCAAAGAGTTTTAGACTGTGCGTGGCATGGTGAAAAAAACATGTCCCCGATAAGCGCAAGGGAACTTGAAGAAACAACCTTATTCTGGGATTCATCAACAGCAAGACCAACCAACTATTATCACAGGAAAAAATACACTACAGCAGGTGTTGAATCAAATCACTTGTTGTGGTTCAACGGCGCTGATGCTGCGTATGATTTAAGATACTGGTTTGTATTAAGACCGCCTAAACTTGTAGCGGATGCAGACGTACCTTTGCTACCACCTCAGTTTCATTATGCGATAGTAGCCGGAGTTTTGACAAGGCTGGCAGAACAGGCCGTACAGGTTGAGAATCAGGTTATATGGCCGGGTATCTATATGTCACAGATCGAACAGTTAAAACAATTCAACCGTAAATGGTATCAGGAAAACGAACTTAAAAACCATAAAGAGCCTTTCATGTTATGAAGAAATTAACTTATATATTAGTCGCACTATTCTTACTTGCGGGTGCTGTATTTGCAGCGAGTTTAAAGCCTTACGCATTTCCTTTTATCGGAAAATGGCAACCGTCCGAAGACCCTGTTTTAATTGATGACTACGGTTATCAGGACATTCAGAATCTCAGGAGAGACGGTAAGCGGTTAAAGGGTGTTTCGGGTCATACTAAGATCAATACGTCCGTTTGGAATGCAACCTATAAATATCCTAAAAACGGTTTTCAGTTTAGAAAAGACAGCCCAGCAGAATCTCATGTAATTATATCTGCAACTGACGCTTCAGGTGCAAACGGGACACTATATCAAAACACCACAGCTATACCCGGTCAGGGTAACTTTTCCGGGACTGTTCTTTATACCGATGATGCCAGCGCAGGATTGGGTAGGTTCAGTTCAGCGCCTAAAGGCAACATGGTATATGCTAACGGTGAAGAAACGCTTATATGGGGTGGGGATGAACTAACCGTAACATCTTTTATAGTTTCTGACACTGCGCCTTCAAGCACAATAACAAACCCGAAAGATTTTAGTGACGAAGTAAGAAACACCCGCCAAACAGGTGGTGAGATTGCACAAATAGTAGGCGTAGATGCCAACACTGTCTTACTGCTACACTGTGATGGCGATGATGCTTCAACTACATTTACCGATAGTGGAAATACAGTACACGTTGTAACGGAAAGTGGCGATGCCCAGATAGACACCTCCCAAAAGAAATTCGGGACTGGTTCTGGTTTATTTGATGGTACTGGCGATTTTTTAAGTATACTAGATCATGCCGACTTTACTTTCAGTGGGGGTGGTAATTTTACAATAGATATGTGGGTATATTGGGATAATAGCGGAAGTGGTACAAATGCGCTCTATTATCATGGAAATGCTGGGGACGATGCAGAAATAATCCTGCGGCTTTCAAACGGAATACCATATTTTAATGTTTATAATGCCGCAGATGCACCTATAGTCACCCTTACGGCGCCTGGTACAATAAGCAATCAAACATGGACACATATAGCTGTTATAAGAGGTTGGGGCGGCGATGCTAACGGTTGGGCTTTAACTGTAAATGGAACGGCTGTAGCTACAACAACAGATAGTGACAACCCTTCAGATTATGAT